GACTAAAAGTTAATGACATAATCCTCCTTTCTTATTATTCATCTAATGCACCTGATATAGCATTGATAGCTTGGTTGATACCAATAGCTTTACCAAACGGTGCAACTCTTTGTACATCCTTTAATACCTTACTCGGGTTTGCATCAAGCTTGGCTATATCAACGGCATCTTTAGCTAAGTTGAGTACATCTGATCCTGCACCAACAATAGGCACTGATCCAGCAGTCATACTTCTGAAACCTCTTTTACCTGGAGCAGCCATCCAATCACTTGGGAGAGCGCCAAGAGTAGCCAATACATCTCCAGCAATACCAACTGAAGCAAGTTGTCCCATATTGTTTAGCATTCCAAACATTATACCTGTTTGACTAAAAGCTTGTTTAAAGTAAGCATCCTGGTCTTTTCTTCCTACACCACTAAGAGAAGCCTTTAAGCTATAAGCAATGTAAGAGAGGAACAGAGAGTGCATAGTAATTATAGCACCAGCCATCTGATCATGTCTGATATCATGTATCAATTGTTTATTCAAAGAGAGTAATGAGAAGTTTCTGAACTGTGTCATAGTAGCACCAAACCATTTATTCATCCAAGTCGGTAACTCACCTATCATTGGACGTTGCATATCACGCATGGTTAGTTGGTGCAATCCAAGTACCAGACGCTCTCTCATCTCTAATGGCATCTTGCCTGCATTGAACAACCTTACTTCTTGATTGCCATTCATCTCTGTTTTAGGGTTAGCTTGCATCCACTCTTTGACTTGATCCAGGAACCCATCATGCCAACCAGCATCATTGATATCAGCTTCATTCAGAAACTTATTAAGATCAATCTCATCATCAGCCCATCGCTTCATCTTATTAGCAAGAGCGTTTAGACTAAGCCGTTCACTTGAACCCTGCATATATCTGAATGCAGATACTACTTCTTGAAACTTCCTGCCCCTTGCAAGGCAATTGTCAACGTAAGAACCTAAACTTTTATACACTGCCGATTCTTCTATATTATCTATCCTGAGATAGCCTGGATATAGAATATGATCCTCACCAGTAATATAAAACATCTCTTCCATCTCTCTTAGTTTAGGGTTAGTTAACTCTCCTGACCACTTCTTGCCTGCACGGATACCTTTGGTTCCAAACACCCCAACCTCTGGAATACCCTCCAAGACAGTACTTAAGCCGCGTTTAGCTGTTACTCTTGCGATTTCAGGTATAGTTGACAATCCCATGCTTTGTAGCCTGATCAAAGCAGTAAAGTCTCTAACTCTACTTAGGTTACGGATGAAACCAGAACCCGGATTTTTCTCAATAGATCGACCATAAATCATGTCGATGCAGTCAGAGAGTATCTGAATCTCCTGGTCTACTTCAGCTTTATTGTGCCCTAAGTTATACGCATCCTTCTTAACTTCTGCTAAGAACTCTTTAGCTTCTCTCCTTGTTTTAAACCCAAGTTTAGCCATTGCAGAACTACCAGCAGCTTCTCTGGTATAAGACTCAAGCAACTTAGGGACATCAGATTCAACCATATCAATCATCTTCAGCCCATTTAACTCAGTCTGTAAATCTGGCTTTAAAGACTTCTTTGCCCGGTTGGACATACCTTGAGTTAGGTTACTTTCAGCAGCTTCAGAAATAAAGGATTCAATTACATCATCAGGTACTTTAGCATCCTTTAATCCTTGAACCATTCGGTCGATGTCTACGTTTCTAACTTTAGTAGGAAACTCATTCATCTTTAAGGTATGGTCCAAAGACCTGGCTATGTATCCTCTTGCCACGTAATCAGCAGTTTGTTTTGGTAACTCATACTCACCACGTTGGTACGCATCAGATAGTAAGGCTTCAACTTTACTCTTACCATGCTCTCTGCACATTGTAGCTATTCTGTTTTCATCCACAATAGTAGAGAAGTAAGTTCTATCTAATTCAAGATTTTCAAACCCTTTAACTCCTTTAGCTTTCATACTCTTGCCTGCCGTCTCGAACAAGTCAGCACAACCTTCAGCAGCCAGCTTTACACCTTCATCTGCTATGCTTCCCGGATACTTAACTTCCATGATAACATCTTTGTAGAACTGGTGTGTTACTTCAGGCTTAAACAGCATCTGCATCTTTCCAATACCATTGGACTTTCTGTACATCTCCATTCCATCTGAGAGTCTATTACGTACAGCAGATCTGAATTGCTTACTATAAATATCAGACCATACAGCAGCAGCTCCTGCAGGATTCGCAGGGCCACCCTGACCAGCAGATAATAGATGATAGTTCAATCCACGAATAACAAAGTTATCTGATTTAGATAATCTTGTAAAAGCAGAATGAGCCATCTTAGTGAACTTAGGTAACAAAGACCAGCCTTCCAAAGCTTTAGGTACGTTAGCTCCGTCATGAGCAAACCTGGCTATACTTACCTTAGTAGGTGCAGCGATATCATAAAGACGATGCAGGGGGCGGAACCCCGCTGCGGCGGCACCTGCTGATCCAAGCGGAGCCGTTTTGGTATCCGTTATAATCCCCTCATCATCTATGCCAATCGTTTCATCGATCTTTACAGTTGCTTCAGAGTTTAAGTCAACCCTGCCTTTAGCTTGTCTTTGCATCTCACCAGTTATAGTAGGAAGTTCATCCCCAAAGACATGTTGAATCTTCTGACCTTGGGTCATGTTGTTCCAGGCTTTGAGTTCCTTTCCTGCTCTCCTGGACTTGATAGCAAGATCCATACCTTCTTGGAGTTGTAATCTTTCTCGCAATAAAGTATTCCTAAGATCAACAGAGCGTTTAGCTTTCTGATTCATAGCTTTCTTCAACTTCCATTCTGCTTTATGTATCTTTGCTTTCAACTTAGATTCAAGCTGACTGATCTTGCTTGTCATCTCTGCCTGCATCTCTTTAAGCTTTAGCTCTTCTTTCCACAACTTAGCTTGCTGTTTAGGTGTATCTTTCTGAGCCAGCTTCTTTTCGATCTTGGCGATCTTCTCTTGTTGCTTAGTGATTGCTTCACGATACTGCTCCTTTATTCTTTGTCTCTCTGGTACTGCTTTTTCAATAAAGGATCTTTGTTCTTCCCGAACCCTTTCTTGGTGCAGATTAGGTGACTCTTCTCTCATCCCATCAATCTCAAGCTCTTTATCTATTTGCTTGATACGTCGCTTAGCTTCACCGAACCTTGCATTGTCCCAAGCAGAACCAGCATCATAAGCTCTGTTAAGTTCAATGTCTCTGGTGCTTACATGCCTCTGAATCTTATATGTATCCAGATCTGTTTTAGGTCTTGGTGTATTATCTAAGATCTCTTTTGTTACAAAGTTCTCAGCATCAAGACGAATAGCGTCATCCATCTCATCAGCTAAATCAACTCTCCTACCTCCTCTTGCTCTAACAAAAGGAGACACAGCAGCACCTATAAAGGCACCACCAGCAAAGGCTGTTACTGTATCCATAACCTCATGCTGTGTATCTCCTTGAGCAAGCATAGATTCAAGCACTGCATTTTCTGTTCCTGCAATAGCAGCAACTCTGGCAGCTTTAGCAATACCAGTAGCTTTAACTCCAAGTCCTATACCTCCTGTAGCAAAACCTAAAGCAATACTAACAGGATCAAGCATAGAAAAAGCTATATCAGATACAGCACCCTTCAGTCCAAGTGCTGATTTAGCATACAGCCTATCTCTATCCTCCTGGATATATCTTTTCTTTGCAAGAAATTCAGACTCTGACCCAGCACTTTCAAGTTCTTCCATCTCATGCTTGTTGTATTCGTGCATAAGATCTGTTCTTAGCTCTTCGGTGAACTCCCATGTTGGATCATCTTCAAACTGAGAAGACCTACGATCCCATGCACGTTTAGCTGCAAATGGAGTCATTACAGAACTTGCTGAAGCTTCTAACCCTTTCAATACTGCATCAGGCCCCATAGCTTCTTCAGCTTCTTTCTTTGCTTGGAATCTTTCGTAGTTAGTTACAGGCTGTTCAGCCAGCCCTATGTTTTGATAATAGTCTCCCATACACCTCCTTTATGCTTCAAACTGGTACTTGTCATTCATACTGTACAACTTATCCTTTCCTTCTTTAACTTTTCCAGGTACATTGTACCAGCCTGCATTGTCATTAACTTTCTTTTTGAAAGCTGGACTGAAGCTGTCACCCATCAGTTTAGAGCTGAATTTGATACGCATCCCTTTTGGTCCATACTCATACTTCTCAATTACCGGTGCACCTGGAACAGACAATGCAGCGTGATTGTACATATTGATCCTACGCTTCAGCAGGCCACGATACCTATTACTTCCTGCTCTGGTGAAATGAGTAAGCTTGACAATACCTTCCATACCATATCCTTTGTTAGCAGCAGTCTTAGCTTCACTGTTACTTTTAAGCAACCCTATACCGCCGTTGTATGTAAGGTCTTGCCAGCACATCTTTTCTTCTTCAGTCATGTCTGCCCACTTGCTTAACTGTGCACCGGTTACAGCTCTGTCTTTACCTACACGTTCTTCTAACAGAGTATTAACTTGTTTTACAGTTAAGCCTTGTCTTACATCAACAGGTACATCATGTATCTTTAACCACTTCTTGGGATCATCAGATAACCAATCTTCTTTAACTTTTAGGCCATACCCTATCTCGTACTTAGAGAGTCCAGGTGTTTTCTTCTCAGAGATAGATTCAAACATCATAAATCTCTTTTCACCATTAACGGTACTTAGCCCTTTCATGCTGGGATTCTCATGCTCTTTGACCATATTAAGGTACAGGTTGTTAGCCTGTCCTTTATTCCTGGTCAGTCCACCGCTTCTCTCAGCAATAGAGCGAATAGCAGCATCAGTACGAGACCGGCGATCTTTAATCTCATCTGCTGCTTTGATTTCCCACTGTCCTCTGACATCCATCTGTTCAAACTCTGGTAATGAATCATCTATATCTTCCTCATATACTGTATCATCTGTTATTTCATCAGGTACATTCAATGCAGGTGCATCAGGTAGCATCGGTTGTTTAACTGGAGCAGGCTCTTGCACTTCTTGTACCTGTTCCTTTTGCACTGGTTCAGTAGGAAAGTTACTTAGAATACGATCACTAATACTTTTATGATCTGCACCTTGTCCTAAGAACTCACTAATAGAATCCATTATTTTGTTTATCATACTCCTCCTTTGTCTAACACGTTAGACTATAAGTAGTCATCAACACCTCTTGCCTTATAGTAGCGTTTGAGTTCGGCCTCTGTTTCTTCATACTTTTCAGCAGCAAGCTTTTGATCATGTTCTTTCTTCTTAGCCATAAAGCTTGTAACTTCTGATAACGGGATAGGTTTAGTTAAGTACATGTTAGCTCTGAATGCTTTATTTCTTGCAACCATACGAACTGTACCTTTCTTATTATCAACTTCAGGGAATACATCATCAGCTTCTAATCCATTGCCAGCAAGCATAGGCTCCCATTCTTCTTGAGTTCCCCACTGGTACGCATCGAAGGCATCTTTGATCCATCCGTTAGCTCCTGCTGCTCTGCCTTTCATACTACCCTCAACACCTAATTGCTGTGCAAGATATTGCTGACTACCTTTAATCCAAAGATCACCAGCTTGTGTCCAACCTTTCTTAAAGTACTCAGATACAAGTTTGATATTAGTATCTGAATCAGGCTCAGATGATAGTGCAATTTGATTTCTGATCTGTTCTTCTAAGTAAGGAACTTGTTTATCTTCAAAGTCTGGACGTAAGAGGAACTCAAGATTATCTCTAACTTCAGCTACACCTGCGGCAATCCTTTTAGAATCTGCTATAGGTAAGTTACGGAAGTTAGCTTGAGCCTGTGCAAGTGCCTGTGGTTCAGTTAGGCCACGATCCCTATAAGCCAGGAAGTCTCTTATTACTCTTGCTTCTTTTCCTCTCCCACCAAGATCCTCAAGGTGCTGAATTAATGCAATAGGTGACATAGCTTCAATTAAAGCGATACCTTCTTTCTCAGTGTTACCGAGTACAGGTAGACCACTTTCATCTTTTTCAGCTCTAAAAGCAATATTAGAAGTTGCAAGGTTATGCAAAGCATTAACGAACGGAGTTACAGTTTCATTGTTCTTAACAGCCATATCAGCTACTCTTGCCTGTGCTTGCTTCTTCAGTACAGCAGCTTGCTGGTACTTCTGATCCTCTGGCAAGTCTTTAACTGCTTCATCAATCCTATCCATCTCATCTTGATAGATACTTCTTATTGCTGCTTTCTTTCTCTTTGAACTCATACTTCCATCAGCTATACTGTTTGGATCTGTGAATGCTGCTTTATCTCTTGTAAGCTCTGCTTCAGCAGCTCTTGCATTATAATAATCAGTCCAGATTGAACTAATAAAACCTTTGGATGCAGCAGATCCATCAGTTTCTTTATTCATCTTATCAAGCATACCTAAGCCATCAGACATAGTGATTTCACCTGTGATAATACCTTGCTTGATTGCTGTCAATTTAGTTGCCATAGCAACAGCATTCGTACTTAGCTTCTCATTCTTTAACTTCTTTTCAAGTGTTTGTAGCTTAGCAGACCTATCAAACAGGCTGGCTTTTCTATCTCCAGTCCATTTCTTTGCAGCTTCCAGCAATGCAGGTGATTTTGAGGTAAGTATAGCTTGTTCAATTACATCATCTTTCTCTTTGGAGGTAAGCTTCAAAGCCTTTAACCTAAAATCAAAAGTATTTGATAGCTGTTCAGGAGGTAAAGATACTCCCTCTTCTTGCATGAACTTAGCTTGATTGATAAGATAATCAGTAACAGAGTTTTTACCTTTCTCTGTAACCTGTTTAAGATGTTCAGCCTTTCTAACTTGTCTCACTTGTGGCATCATTTCACGAAATGATAAAGGGACCAATCTCTGCATCTCTTTATCATCATCGTATGTGCTGTAATTATCTTTGAGATATTTAACAGTTCCCTGATACTTCTCTCTGACAATTGTGTCCCACTCTTCTTGAGATAGGTTTTCTTTAGCCAGTTTATTAAGCTCTAACTGATCTTTGAACACTCTATCTTGCAGCATAACAGCAGCATGCGCTCTATACCCTGCTACTGTTGCATCATCAGATGGAGCTAAGTTAGCATCTGCTAAAGCAGCTTGAACTACCTTATCTTCAGCTATCTTATCACTAATCTTTGTTTTATATATTCCGCCACCTACTTCAGCAAATCTCAGCAATGAGTCAACTATCTCTAAGCCTTGATTGCTTTTTTGAAAAGCTGCTCTTGGTTTATTGATCATTTGTTTCATCTGTCTTGCTGGTTCCTGGAATTGAGTATTAGGTCCCATGCTGAATGGGTTCTGTACTTTCTCTCTCTTTATTTTATCTGCCATTCAACCTCCTATTAGTTTGTTGAAACTGTTTGTGAATCTGAATAAAGACTACCAATCTTACTGGTTGTATTGTACGCTGTACTAAACGTACTAAGTCCAGTGCTTAAGCTTGAGTACCATGCAGGTTGATTAATAGTGTAATCAGATCCACCGGTGGCACTGGCTTGAATGTTCTTAGCTTCAGTCTCTATGTTATCTAATTGCATTTCTCTCCTGCTGGTAATATCAGCCATTCTTTGTCCAAGTCCAGTGCCCAAATCCTGAATAGCAAGATCAATAGATTGTCCATACGTACCAGTAGCAGCAGCTTGTAGTTCAACTGAGCTTCTGGCTTTTAGATACTCTCTTTGAGCTTGCATACTTTCCTTGTAACTGGCTTCTATTGCATCAGCTTCCTGTTTATCAAGTTCAGCATACTGTGAAATCGCTTGTTTCTCAAGATACTCATTGTAGTCCTCTTGTGCTTCAGCCTGATCTTTAGATGTCTTATAAGCCATGCCAGCACTTGCTAAACCTGCTACTGCAGAAACTACTGCTGCTACTGCTGCTACTGCCATGTTTCCTCCTCTCTATATTCTTGTCCCTCTCCTATTCAAGTTTCCATTGAAACTAAAATCTCTTATAGTTAATGGGATGTGACTCTCTGTTTCAATTGTTAATGTATACTTATCAGATTTAGCACGGATGGGAATCCTATGCTGACCTTCTGTTAAAGTTGCAAATCCTACTATATTCTCAGCAGCACCAAACACTCTATTTCCGTACTCACTGGTTCTCTCTCTTCCATAGTCATCAGTAACAGTAGCTGTTATATCACCAGTTGTGTTATAGTTGATATAGTATGCACCAACTGTTAAGGTATCTAAGTTCATAGCTTGTCCGTTCTGATCCTTAACAACTGGATTAGTAGGTGTATAAGAACAAGTAAAAGGAACCCCCATAATACAGGTAACTTCTGTCCCTTCTCCTAAGTTATCATAGCACCAAATCTCAGATGATACTCGTTCTATGTTTGCAAGCGTTCCAAGTTCAGCGTCATAACAACCTGTACTTCTTACTGCTCTCAGATCATCTATATCTACATTGATGTATCTATCAGTTGCTATCCAAGCTTCATCAGATTCACTCCACGTAAAAGTAACCTTTCTTTGCCAATCCAGTCGTACAGGGAAAGTTAATCCTGTTGAGTCTGCATCACCAAGATCTAAAGTTTCACAATGAATCAAGTTCTCGCTTCTTTCTATGACAACCCTAAGAGAATCATCGACAAAAGCAAGATGCAGAATCTTTAAGCATTCAGGTAGAACAAGCTTTCCCCAAGCACTTTGCTGTTTCTCAGCTCCCTGCCATAACCAATCATAGCAATACAAAGTGTCATCGGCTTCTGCTTTGATTAGCAGCATATTCAAGTTTGTGCTTGCTACCATGATTTCAGGGTAACCTGCAATGTACTCTTTAACGTGATCGGTAATAGGTCTGGCCATCTTAGTGTCAGTTACAGAGTCAGTAAAGTATTCTCTAACACCTGTGTATGGTCCGTAGTTGATACAGAACAAGATGCTATCACCAGATGCAACAGGTTTAGCACTTAGGTTAGTTTCAAAGTTAGTTGTCTTTCTCCACACTGCATTATCTGAAGTCAATGCTTGTTCTCCAGACAGGATAAATTGTGCATCCTCAGAAAAGAACACTACATCCCCATCAAACGCTTTCGATGCCTCAAGATAATTGATCTGTTCGCTATCCGCATAGATATCAATTGGGTCTGTATCTAACTTCTCCTGGGCAGTGGCTCTAAAGAAGTTAAAGAAGTATCCAGATCGGGACATGATTACTGCTTCACCTGCTGTAAAGTACAGTCTGTTCTGCATAATTCCTATTGTCTTAATT